TCCTGACCCTTGTCTATGAGGGAGTACAATTCAGTACGTGTATATCTGTAATCTTTTTCACGATCCTCCCCATCAATTTTAGGTGGTTGGGGTTTAGATGGTTTAGATTCCTCAACAGGTTCAGCACTAATGTTGAGGATATCCTCCATATTATCTTCTAGGTTACTCATAAGAATTGAATCCCTTCATTAAATCCAAAGTCATCACCAGCATCAACTAATGCATCATCATTTACATCAATGACGCCATCAGTATTAATATCAGTAACTGCTTTGGGTGTATATGTTCTTGTAATAGTTCTACGACCGACATCAAGATCACCCAAAGTTTCATGGATGATTGCTTTTTTGATGACATCCGCAGTGTTGTATGGACCATATAGATATGATTTCATCGTAAACTGTAGCGTATAAGCAATATATCTACGCTCTAGAAAACTATCATCCCACTCATCTTCTCCACTGATACCATTTAATATGATAGCAATATCACGTTTTTCATTCATATCTGGTATCATGTTAAGAGTGATACTAAAAGATGGTTGAAAATATGGCAAAATTTGTTCTACAATCTGTAAAGCATCATCCTGAGATTTGGCAATAACTCCTAGTTCAAAATTTATATTATAAGGAACAGGAACATATTGAACTCTAACTTCACCACCATTACCATCAATGATAGTTTTGTATTTTTGAATTGGTGATGTCTTACGGGAAGAATCGTAATCAATTCCTGTCATCTCAAAGTATATACGAGGCAAAGTAATTGCAACTTTGCTGCTGCTAGCATTCTCTTCTATACGAACCAAGAACTTTTGCTTTGGTCCATAAGCAAGAGGAACTTTCTGCTCCTCTAAAACTTCTCCTGTATCAGGATCAGAACTCTTCATCGTAATATTATTGAAGAGCGTACCAAACGCAATAATATTCTTGCGAACAATTTGATTGTAAAAATGTGATCCTAACATTAGATGCTATCCGTAAAGTTACCAAATTCACCAAATGGATTACCTTCAGTCCAATCAATAATCTCATCACCAGAATCTTCGATCTGTCTATTCTGATCGTAGTTGCTGTTGGTATTATTTAGAGTGTCAAATGTCTCCGGAGACCAGGTAGCACCTGAAGTTAGTCCAGTAATTACTTCAGCAGTAGTAAACGTTCCTGTTCTATTATATACTTCCAGAGCTCTGGTTGTGTTATCCCAAGACTTGACTTCTGCTCTATTGTCTTTTGGTGAGTAATCAATAGTGACAGTAGGATCACTCGTATATCCAGTTCCACCAGATGTAATTAGAATACTATTAACAAGACCAGTAGAACTAACTGCAGCAGTTGCTGTAGCACCTGTTCCACCTCCTCCAGTAATAGTAACTGTTGGTGGAGTTGCTTGCTTATAATGTGATCCGCCATCTGTAATAGTAATACTATCAACAGCATCGCCATCAGTTGTTCCTGTTGCTTTCGCTAAGAACTCATCACCAACAATCTCTTCGCCAACAGTAAAGTCTCCAGATCCACCAGGATCCATGAAGAGTTTGATAGTATTAGCAAATGCTATTTCAACATCATCAATCTCTTCAATACCAGTATCAAAGTCATCACTTCCAATCTCATAGATCTCAGCGGTGATAGCATAGAATTGGATCTTACCAAACTGGAAGAATGGTTCTTCCTTACCAACAAACTTGATTTCGTAGATATCTTTTGTTAGTGGAAAGTATAATAGATCTCCTTCATTAGGTCTAGAAGTTATCGTAAGACTTGGACTGTGCTCTGCTACTTCCTCGTCCCATCTCCTAGTAGATACTCGGAAGATAATCTCATCAGTAATCCTCAAACCAAACTTGGAGATAAACTCAGCGTTGTCTCCAAATCCCATGACGTTCTGTAGAATCATCTCAATTTGAAATTGTTCTTGATACTTGGAGTATCTAACTTCATCTAGAGTGCTATCTTGTAGAACTATTCTTGGGATGTAGTAAATATCTGTTCCGAACAATTTAATTTGTTCGTCCACAAGATCTTGGACGAGACCTTGCTCGCCACTGTGTCCTGAATAGTAGGTTGGAAAATAGGGACTAGTAGGCATCTTATCCGATCATATCCATAGGTGGAATGGCGTACTTACTGAGAACTTCGCTTTCGATTTTCTCAATCTCGCCTAATGCGTCTGTATATAATTCTCTACCATTAAGCGTGATACCGCCAGGTAGTTGAACGTTATTATATTTAATCAAGTTTTGTCCCCACTGTCTTTTCATAAGAGCAGTAGCGTATTTCTTGACAAACATATCATTATTCATCTCTGTAGCATCTGTAGGATCAATCATCCTATGTGCCTCAATTACAAGATACGTATCTTCTTTGAGGAATGCCTTATTGATGTCAAGATATAAACGATCACGACGCTGTGTATATCTGAATTGCTGGAACGAACCGTTATTCAGAATCATATCTAGAGTTTCTAGATACTGCTTATTCATAAAGTAGTTGACAATATCAAGAGATCCGAATGCGTATAGATCATTCAAAAACATTTGATACTCAACACCAAAGAGATTGGATCTAATTGAGTTGCTGACGAGACCAAAAACTTTACTGATACCAACTACATGATCTGGAACAGGAATATAGTTAGTAGACTCTTCCCAGTCCGTTGTTCCAGATGATGTTGTTGACTTACCATTGAAACGAGTTATGTCATCGGCAGTGATTTCATGCCTCATGAAACATCTTTCCATGCCGTTGTAGCAGTTCTCTTGGAAGAACTGATACGTGTCATCAATAACATTATTCACTTGTTCGTCATCAATGTTGACTTGTAATACAGGCTCACCAAGTTGCCTCTTACAATATGTGATAAGATCAGCTCTTGAATTTGGAGACGCCATTACACACAAAAAATCCCTTCTTACCTATTTAGTAAGACGGGAATTGGATCACTCGTTAGGAGCGTCTGGATTTGGTAGTGCTTCTTCTGGACCAGGTGATTCTGGTTCACCACTCAGAATAGCAAGAGTCTCAATACCACCCTGCAACTTAGTGCGGTACTCTTTTGCTTTTGCAAGACTTGTTTCCAGATCTACAATCTGCTTTTCTGCCTGAGCAAGTTGATCTTCAAAGTTCTTTTTAAGTTGTTCAGTATCCATGTCGTTAATATAGAATGATGTGACGAATTATTTATAGAGTTTCTTGAAGTGCTGCTTCTTGATCTCTTTTAACAATCCATGGTGGGACAGGAGTATCTTTTCTATACTTTGCTGGATTTAAAAACTTATCTTTTTCAAGTAAAAGTTTCTCATCGTGTTGAGTTAGATAAGGTTGAATTGCTGATTGTGGAATCCAGGAAAGTACAATCTCTTCTGTAAGATCTTCAAAAGGTACAAAAGTTTCAATACCTTCTGTGGAAAACTCTACAGAGAAACCAGTAAATTCTGTGAACTTTTTCTCTTCAGTTACTTCAACATCCTCTTCAACAGGGGAAGGAATATCAAATGTTGGAACTTCAACTTCCTTCTCTACAACAATACCAACCTCAGTTTTTGGATATTCAAAGTAGACTACACCTTCTTCTTTTACCAAAGTTGCTTGTGGTGGAACTGGTGAGATACCTTCTGTATATTCAATCTCTTCAAATGTTTTCATTTCAGTACCTACTTCAACTGGAAAACGAGTTTCCTTTCTTGTGTAAGTATGATCAAATGCTAATGATGAATTGATATAAAGCACAGTTTCATATACAACATTCTCATTATCTCCTACCAACCCAACTACATTTAAATTTGGAATTGTTAGTTCGTGCTGAACTTCCCCTGATGTGATAATCATTAGTCTCTTATCTTTTATATGTATTTATCATTTACTATTGGCGTATTGAAATGGAGACTCTGCAAAGGCAGCGAAGATGTAAGTTGCTCCATTATGATTTCTTTCTGTTCCAGTACCAGCTCTAATTTTAAATCCATTTGAAAGAAAATCCATTTCTCTTAAATTTAGGTCAGTTGTTTCAATATCGCTTTTGTCTGCTCTAAGAGTCTCTCCATTAGGATTTTCAGAGCTTCTTGCGTTATCCATGATTACCCAACTATTACTAATTCCAGACGCCGCCTTGATCATTATCCAAGCAGGTTTAAATCCACAATAGACAAAAGGACCATCAGTACTTCCATTACCAACATAACTTCCAAACTTACTAAACCCTTCTATTTCTGCCCAACAGTAGGCAATGAAATCATCTCCAGAACCATTAATATATGGAGAAATAATTCCAGTTGTTCTAAAGGTAGTTGATGTTGCACCAGTAATTCTTTGGGAATCGTAAGATGCAACACTAGTTGTATTTAAAAATAAATTTACTGGACCAGACCCCAATCCATAAGTGTCTCCAAGATAAGAATGCCATACTCTCCAATCTGCAACACCATTCCTTACCTTTGCAATAATAAATTTGGGTGACTTATTAAGACCATGACCTACTGTTGCACCTCCAACGCCATTACCAGTATAAGAAACAATACTAAACCCAGCATCCTGATTAGCACTCACCTGTGATGTGATACTACCATCAGTGTTTGATACTGCTAAACCACCTGCTTTCCAACACCAGGCAACATAATTTTCTCCATCTTGATTATGTGACCCAGAAGATCCAATACTAAATCCATCATTATCAAATGAAAGTAATTGAGTTGTTACTGCTGTTTCAGCGTCAGTTGTATTTGACTTAAGATTTAATCCAGCTCCTCTAACAGAATCAAAAAGATGATGACCACTAGTATTAGTTCTTTCCTTTACCCAGAATAAATCTGGTTTGAAACCAACACCAGTAATACTTCTACCACTATTACCATCACCAGTCCAAAGCACAGTCTTAAAGTGCTCGCCAGGATTCTTAATCGCAGGAGTTGGTAAGTTGTCCTCACATAATGATAGGAAACCACTTGGAGGTTCATACTTGAAGAGTCCTTTGCCGTTGCTGTCTGTGAAGGTTCCTGCTGTGGTATTTCCAGAGAATGTTGGGTTTTGACCAAAATTAATAGTTAAACCAGAACTTCCATAAGAATCATAGAAAGGAACATAATGAGCATAATTAAATCCTCTGGTAGAATCAAAAGGTGGATTACTTCCAGATGATGGGTCTCCAGAGAACCAAGTTCCATTTTTACCAACCCACATTCTTTTATTGGTCATATCTACTGCAATCATTACAATATCACCAACAGTTTTTGATTGAGTTATTCCAGTTTGGAAGTGATTTGCTGGGTTATTTTCTTCATAGTATCTACCATCTGTTTGATATGAAATTCCATATCTATATGCATCTGCAGCGGTAAAATGAGTAATACCAACACCAACAATTCCAATATGATGATAGTCAGTTGAAACATCAATTCTTGTTTCCCAATAATACTTACCAGTGCTAAATCCAACTGTACCTTCTAACCATCCAGTCCAGTTAGTTGTTGAGTTTACGAATGTCAAATTTCCATTTAATAATGTATATTTTGATGGTTTTGTAACTCCATTCAAAGTAGCAAAGTTATTCTGACAAGTATCAGACACTGCTCTCCAATTTGCAAAGTTTACTGGTGTGTAGGGTTTTGGAACATCAAAACCACCTTTGTATTTTGCTGTTGTATAGAATCTAACATCCTGGAAATAACCATCTAAGTGTTTTGCTCCATCACCAGTCATATATCCGATTCTTAATGTATCAACAGACCCTATATTTTCTGTATGATTAGTATGAACTCCAACACAAACACCATTTAAAAACATACTAAAAGTTCCATTATCTCTAACAGCGGCAATATGATACCAATTTCCTATGTTTTTATCTGACCAACCAATATACCCCGAATCATATTCGGTGTTAGTTCCAATAAATCTTGTATGAAGATCACGAAAACTATTAAAAATTCTAAGTTGTAAGAAAAATTTTCTCGTAGATCCCTCGTACAAATTAAAAGCGTTAAAGTCTTCACTTCTACTATCAAACTTATACCATCCCTCAATAGTAAAATCTCCAGTTCCAATTGCTTTGTTAAACCCAGTCACGTATACATCTTGAGAACTTGCTCTTACTAATTTTACACTACTTCCATAGTAAACACTATGGTCACTTGAAATTGATGGTGAATTAGTTGTTGATACAGATAGTGGACTTCCACTGCCTCTAATCGCAGCAGAGTAGTCTCCAAAACCATTCTGCAATCCACCAGATACTCCAGGAATTGCTAATACCAAATAGTCTTTAAATGGATCATCTCTCAAGGCATTAGTATAATCTCCAGCACCATCAATCTCTGCTTTTGGTTGTGGTAGATTATCTTTGAGTTTTAAAATTGTGTTTGGTGTTGTATGAAAATCAGCTCCAAAGTTATTGGAACTATTCATAGGTAAATAAAATCCATTAACACCAAAACCACCAGATGCATTAATCTCATCAATAATTAGTTTTGGTTTCTTTGGTAACCATTGACCATTTCTAAAATCAGTTGCTTGTGTAGATCCAGCAGAAATATATCCCCTACCATCTTTGTTATATCCGAATACTTCTGGTGTGAGTGCTTGTCCGTCTATCCAAAAAGCATCAAGCATTTCTCCGCTATACATTTGACTTGCTTGACCATATGTATTGCCAAGATACATTCCATAACCAGCAATATTAAAAACATTATTGACAATAGAAGGCCATGAAACAGAACTGCTTGATCTTTTTATATTATTTACATACACAGAAACTTTTTCTGATACTGATGATAATGTTAAGTTGACACTTACAACAACATGCATCCAGGAATTTGAATCTCTGTATCTATCAGTTGTTTCCGTAATATACCAAGTAGCATTATTATTAAACCCAAATCTTATTGTATCTATATCATTAAAATCAATAACACCTCTATCACTTACATTAACACCAGCAGAAAGCATAGATTGTGGAGTTGTA